GTTCGTCCTGCTGGCGCTAGGTTGAAGACGTTTGGCGGTAGGGCTAGTGGCCCAGCGCCTTTGATAGATCTGTTTAACTTTACTGTGCAAACATTTAAAAATGCACAAGGGCGTAAACTCAGTGCTCTAGAATGCCACGATATTATGTGCTTTGTAGGACAAATAGTTGTCTCTGGTGGTGTAAGACGTAGCGCTATGATTAGCTTATCTAATTTAAGTGATGACCGTATGCGTCACGCTAAGTCAGGTCAGTGGTGGGAGACAGCAGGACATCGTGCTTTAGCTAATAACTCTGTGTGTTACACGGAGAAGCCAGATATGAACTCATTCTTACGTGAGTGGACAGCTTTAGTAGAAAGTAAGTCAGGAGAAAGAGGGATATTTAATCGTGAAGCATCTAAGAAACAAGCTGCAAAAAATGGTAGGCGTGATAGTGAGTGGGAGTTCGGCACCAATCCATGCAGCGAAATCATATTGCGTCCAAATCAATTCTGTAATCTTACGGAAGTTGTGGTTAGGGCTACTGACTCTATTGACGATCTTGAAAGGAAAGTCAGAGTTGCAACTATACTTGGAACAATTCAATCAACCTACACATACTTTCCATATCTGCGAAAAGTGTGGCAGCGTAATACAGAAGAAGAGCGTTTGCTTGGTGTGTCACTCACAGGGATAATGGACAACCCACTGATGACTACAAAAAACAAAGGTCTAGAAAAAACATTGGAGCACTTAAAGAATGTCGCTATTTCTACTAACGCTGAACTTGCTAACAGTCTCAGTATACCCCAAGCTACTGCAATTAGCTGCGTCAAACCATCGGGAACAATCTCCCAGTTGGTTGACAGTGCGTCTGGTATACATCCTCGCCACAGTGCATATTATATCCGTACTGTACGCGCTGATACCAACGACCCCTTAACTAAACTTATGGTGGATCAAGGCATACCTAATGAGCCTTGTGTAATGAAACCTGATAGCACAGTAGTGTTTAGCTTCCCCATCAAGTCACCAGACAAAGCAGTGCTGAGAGATGATCTAACAGCCATAGAGCAGCTAGAGACATGGCTTATGTATCAAAGACACTGGTGTGAGCACAAGCCCTCAGTGACGATTACAGTGCGTGATGAAGAGTGGCTAGAGGTGGGTGCATTTGTGTACAAACACTTTGATGAGATGAGTGGTATATCTTTTTTGCCTCACTCAGATCATACGTATCAACAAGCACCGTATCAAGAGGTAGGTAGGGCAGACTACAATATGTTAGCGTCACTTATGCCGACTAGTATTGATTGGTCTAAGCTGTCTGATTATGAAGAAGACGATAACACAGCATCCATGCAGACACTAGCGTGTAGTGGTGATAGCTGTGAAATAGTAGACTTAACATAAAGGAGAAATAAAATGGTTGAGTTTTTTGTAGTATCTATAATTGCTGTCGGAGTGATGGTAGAAGCAATTGTACCCACAGTTAGTAGCGGCATAGATATGGCTGCACCCTACGTGGATCAAGGTATTGATGCAGTAAAGAGTATCATTAAATGAAGTGGATACTAGTCCTGATTTTTTTTAATGATGGACTACACTATGCACAAACCCAGCCTTACTTATATAAAAGTTATGATGTATGTAAGGCTGCAGCAGATGAGGTAAAAAAAGTGTACGTAAAAAATATGCCACATGAAGATGCACAAGTCATGGTATTCTGTGCGTCACTGCCCCGGCGATTATGAGCATAGAGAGTGAAGCAAGAGAACACATGGAAAGAAAGCAGAGGCTTTTTTATGAGGGGCTATTAAGAAAGCTAGAGCCTGTCAAGCAGCATATAGAAGAGCATTTGCCAAACAGCAAGGGTAAAGACCGTGCTTTAGAAGCTGTAGAAGATGTATGTATGGTAGTTAAATACACTGCAGAACTACAGGGGTTGAAGTAACTACTCTATTTTAGCACTAGGTGGACACGGTTGGTCAGTATCATACGTAACTATATGATAAGGCCACAGGTAATACCTAGTGCTAATCTCTTTAGGACATCTGTATTCACAGACTTTGTACATAGTTCCCAGTGGAACCATACCAAAGAATACACCAGTTAAGGCGCATATCAAAGACCCTCTTTTGCAATGTATTCAAGATGATCTATATAGGAGTTGTACATCATCAACTCTCTAAAATTAAATTCATCCAAACTAGCATCAACTCCCTTGTCTTTCATGTAACGCATGGCGTCATCTCTCACCTCTTGATTGCTACCTTTTGTTGTTGCTTTGTATCTCAGCCTATCCATAAAGTTTTCATCTATATCAGACTGATGTGCATCTCTAATAAACTGCCTCGCATCTTTTAATACTTCTCTAACTCTGCGCCTCTTACCGTTAAGTGTATCTTCTTGAAAAGATTTACTTCTAAGTAATCTCTCCATCTTAGGCTCAAGCAAAGGTGCGACAGCTTTATTAAATATTCTATCGTACATGGGCATCTTTGATCTTTGATCTGCTTTCCATGTTTGCATCTGTGCTAGTGAGTATGCTTTTTCTGTTGCAGTTTTTCCCTTCTTTACATTTACGCCAAATATTCTTGCTAATGGGTTAGCATCATATATGTCACCCTCTCGTGTGGCTACTCTCAGGTTTTCGCCTGTAAGAATCTCTGTCTCACCTATCATAACTTCTATTATATTATCAAAGTATTTGGTGGCTGGCTGCACAAAAGATCCTAGACCTGTAGTTTGTCTGACATCCTTAGCTGTATCGTTACCCGCTAAAAATCCTACAGCCCTATTCACAGCATCTAAAGGACGGGTTGCACCTGCTGCTATGTTACCTAATGATTTATACAGCGCATCTAAATCTTTGCCTCTGTCTCCTTCACTAAGAAAAAAATCAAGGGTGTTAAACAAGTCATTACCAAACTGTACATCTCTAGCCACCTGACCAATAGCCAACTGATTGCCTAACTCTTCCTTTATCTCTGGTGGAACCTTGCCTGTTTTCCTATAAAGGTTAGCAGCACGTCCTGCCACCAAGAAATAAGAGAACGGAAATACGTTTCTTACGTCAAGTATAGTTCCACCTCCAATGTCAACTTCATTCGCAGCAAGACCTTTGTTTTGTCTTTCTTCGTCAAACTCCATAGCCATTTTTAATGCTGTTGTACCAACCAAAGCACGACCAAAAGCCTCTGTATTTTTTATATCCCCTTTACCTTTAACAATGTTTTTAGCAACACCAACCAAAGACAAAGGACTCCATTGATAAGCTGTAGCCACCACGTTGTTCATAAATCTACCAAAGGGTATTACTGTTCCTAGCAGTGGGGTGTTTGATGCTTGTTCTACAAACTTAGCCGCTGTTCCCAGTAGTTGATCATCGCCCGTGTAATCCTTAGAGAATACAGAACGAAGTGTAGTATCCACAGCACCACCTATCACATCATCATCTATCTTTGACAAATCTCCTGACTTTAATACATCAATAAGTGTCATGTCTTTGTTTTTTAGTCTTACGTATTTATCTAGTTCTGTTATAAACATTTGAGATTTAGTAAAAGTATCTTGGACACGAACACCTGTTATGGTCATGGCTGCATCAGCAAACAACTCTGCACTTTTAATATATGGACTATTAGGATCAATGTTATATCTTTTACCTGTTCTCTCTACCCCAGCTCCTATGGTTTCAAACAATAATCCTTTTATATCTTTTCTACCTTGACTATCTTTTATTTGCTCCATTAAAGACATATAGGTTTCATATGTTGTCAAAGGATCAACAAAGTTTTTCATCTTTTGTGTTTGAATATCTTTATAAACTTTTGCCTGTCTAAATAAATCTTTAGACTTATTAAAGTTACCTAAAGAATACTGTGCAGCACCTGCAACCCCTAATAATCCTGAACTAAACAAATCAGCTACAGTCTGACCGCCATAAAACTGTGCGAAACCAGCCACGTTAGCAGCAGTAGTAGCAGGAGATGAAACCAAAAGACGCTTCCATATGTTCTGTGCATAAGTTAATCTTTTAGGGCTTTTTTTATCTGCACCTCTAACAATACCAAACTCACTATCTAAAGCATCCCTTACATCTTTATCTTTTAAGTTTTTAGCAAGTATTTCATTCCCGGCTACAACACCACCATCAACTACTCTTCTAACCTGTGACATCACAGCAAGTGTGCTACCTGCACCACTAATATCAGAGGCTATTATATCACCTATCTGCACTGGCAAAGAGGTAATCTCACCTATCTTTATACCACTAGCTTTTGAAAACTCTTTTGATATATTTTGAAGATCCTCTTCTGGCATGTACTGTAACAAGTTTGTCATAACATCTGACACCCTAGTATTTCTAGAAAACTTAACACCCTCTTCTTTAAATATACCAGCCAATCCAGACTTGCCATCTTCTCCAAGCATGATTTGTTTTAGTAATGATTCTGGTATCCTTTTGCTACCTTTTAATTCTTCATCACCTGCTAAAACTTTTTCATTCCAAGATTTAAGAGTGTTACTGAGACTACCTTTAGCTTTATCAATGGCCTCCTTTTTAAGGATAGGTTTACCTATAGCTTTAGTCTTTAACTTGTTTACTTCTTTTTGTAACTCCTTAACCTCTTTTGCGTCTGGCCCTAGTCTAACTGTTTCTTTTTTAAGTTTAAGTTCTGCTGCCTTTAACTTTCTTAATGGAAACTCCTCGCCTCTTGTAGCAGCTTTTGCATCATCCATAGCTTCTGCAAGACCAGATATACCATCAAACTTACCAAACGCATAGTGTAATCCACCACCCACGCCACCTAGAGTTAGCGCAAGTCCCGTTTGCATTTGACTAAACTTCTCTTGTGAGCCTACATCTAGATAAATATCTTGTATAGCTATGTCTTGCACACCAGCTAATAAACTATCTATCACTGTTGTTTGTAATACAGCATCCCTTTGTACTTTTTTTAACTTTTCACGTTTGGCTTCACGCATAGCTTTCTTAGCTATCTTACTACGCAAAGTAATGCGAGCTTCTTCTGCAGCTTTCTCTGCAACATTTTTCATAGAGGCAGAGGTGTAATTACTACCTACCAACTTTTTTGTCATTTCACGAGATGCTAGACTAGCTGCATCATCTATAGCTTTTTTATTAGCTCCATCCTTCAATGCTCTTTTAGCTGCAGCACTAGCCGCCGCACGAATAGCAGACTTACTACCTGTGGTAACACCTAACGCAGCAGCCTTACCTAGCCCACCAGTGAGCAAGCCCACATAGTTAGTAGGGTCTGTAGCTATAGCAAAAACATAGTCCTTAACACCGTCTACAGCGCCGTACACACCATCATTTACAAACACGTTACCAAGACTATCATATATATCATATGCCTGACTTGCGATATTTTTAGCTTCATCGTTTGATTTACTTATGTATCTGGCTTCTGCTGCAGTAGATATTACGTTAGTGTTAAAGTTACGCATGTTGTCTACAAAATCTTCTACTACCTTTTCATCAGCAGCGTCTATGTAGTCTGCACCTTTCTTATCAATCATGTGCTTACGTATAATCTCAAGTCTGTCTGTCCTATATAAATCTTTTTTCTTTAACTTGTGGTCTTGTGGAACAGTATCTTCAAACATTTCTTCTTCAAAATCGTACACCTCCTTCACAGGAGAGCCATACCTAGAATACGAACCTCCTATGGTTTTTTCTTTTTCCTTGACATCATCATTAGGTTTTATACCGTACTTATCATAGATGTCTTGCACAGTCATGTCTGTCATTGTAGTGTTCCTACTTTAATACTTACTTACTAAACTTTTTATAGTAATCATTAAGGCTAGTACCAAGTTCATCACTTGGGTTGTACTTACCTCTGCTTTTTACATACTTCCTCATTCCACCTTTGCCACCAAGATGTGCTACAGCCCGTAGGCCATCTCTGTTGTAGCTATTAGCCTTGTCACCAAGAGCATCTATAGCTTTATCAATGTCAGCTATATGCCAAGTAACTACTCTATTTTGTAAATTAGGGTCATTCTTAAACTGTTTCATAGTGAAACGCTCTCCTGAAGCCCGTTTAAAATCTGCTAATCTAGCCGCTCCAAACTGATATAAACCTGCGAACTTACGTCCATCTTTTATCTGTATTTCTGCTTGAGGATTGTTAGAGCTTTCAGACACTGCAAGTTTTTTTAAGAAAGAGTTACTATCATCCACGGGCGTAGGTTGTGTAACTTGCTCTCCGTACTGTGCATAGTTAGTTTTAGTCTCTACTAACTCACCATATTTAGCGTATGAACCCATATTATTTGTCCACACGTTCAGTGGTTTTACGGTACTGCTTACCGTCATCATCGACATAGAGACCGCCAATGGGTATAGAATCAAACGCCTTATCCTTTTCTGCTTTCGTTTCATACTGATCTAACCTTATTATAGTTGACTCTCTCTCTGGCGTCAAGCTCTCTCTTAATTCTACCTCCATAGCTGGTTTTTCTAAAGGCTTTCCTGTTTCTGGATCATGTGTTTTACCAAACATTTCATCCCACTCTTCTGGTCTGAGATTTTTAGGAACAGGAATCTTGCCACTTAGTATTTCTTCTCTTGTATCATAATCTAGTGACACACCTCTAATTCTACTAGCAAGTCCACTAGGTCTAGGTGGTATTTTACTTTGTCTTATAGGAACTTCAAACTCCCCAAGACCTAGTTTTGCTACAGGATCAATTGGGAAGTCTGCTGCTGCTAACTTACCCTCCTGTGTCAGCTTTCTAATAACCGCACGAACTTCATCCTTGTCTGTTATAGATATGCCGTTTGCTTTAAACTGTAAGATATTTCCATTAGTGCCTAACACTATTTCGTGGTCTATACCGTTACTGGCAACATTAACCGTCTGACCTATATCTTTAGGGTCAATCAATGAATTACCTCTCATCTCTTTGGCTGTTTGACTAGAGGTTTCTTCATTAGATATTTTAGTGTTTAATAATCTGTTGTAGTTTGCCTCTCCTATTTTTTCTTTTATCATAGGGACATCTTGTAAATATCTTGGTCCATAGTCTTTTACTGCAGCTTCTACAACCTCTAAAAGTAAACTATTTCTTTCTCCTGCCATTAAAATTTGTTTTATAGCTGGTGCGCCGTTAGCTTCTTTAATATTTTTAATATCTTGTGCTGATAGACCTAGATCTTCAACGAGTTTTGAAAACTCTGAAGGGTTTTTCACTGCATCAAAAAGATTAATAGCTTGAGAGTTATATGTATCTTCGTTCTTTTGAATACGCAAGTTTATAGATGCCTCTGCATCTAGTAGATCATCTAGTGCAGTAGAGGCAGTAAACGCTTTTGTTGGCGTGAAATTATAGTATGTACCCGGTGCTAAACTTTCGTATGCCTCTTGTTTTGCTATCTCGTTTATATCCATAACAGAGTAGCCATCATAGTACGCATCCTCATCAAGTCTAGCTCTTACTGCATCGTCTAAATCTATACCAAGAAGTGTGCCAAACAAACCTCTCTTTGTGTCTTTTGTGCTACCTAAAGATGGTTTAGCTAACGCTGTGCTTAATTCGTAAAACTCTGCGGCATCCATGTCTTTGTACTTTTCCCCATAACCACCTGCAAAGCTAAAGTCAATCAAGGAATCTACTTCAAACTCAGAGAATACATCTCCTGATTTCATGTTTCTTCTTTGAAACTCTTCTGTTACCTCTTTAGATAAATCAAACAATCCTTTAGGTCCAGATGCAATAGCTGCATTGATATGTTTATCTTTCAAGCCTAGAGCCTTTAATCTACTTATTTCTGATTTAGCTAAATTGCCTAATTGTCTAAGTTTAGTTATTTTACTCTTAGACGCTTCAGCGTTTTCTTTTAACTCTCTTTTATACTCTCGTGCTTCCGCAACCCGTTGATTGATTTGACGGGCCTGATCATCCATAAAACCTGCAGCAAATGCTTTAAAATTAAACGCCATAATATTTTACCTTCTAGACATTAGGCCCATTTCTTGCGGGACTTGTTCTTGTGTATCTAACTCTTCTGGTTCAGCACCCTCCATAGGTGGTGCATCTACTTGTTCTAACTCTTCTGCCTCTGGTGGTGGCATGTCTTCAGGCGTCTCATCTTCTTGAACTTCCTTGTCTGCCCCTGAATCTTGACCTAAAAACTCTGCTATTTCTCCTAACAGATCTGTACCTGCATCTTTTGTACCCTCTTCTTCTGCTTTAGCCACAGCAGAGTTTAAAATCATTTGTATTCTAGCTCTTTCTTTTTCGTCCATCTCTTTCTTAATATTTCTATTTGAAAACTTAAAATCTATGTCGTTGCTTTCAGCCACAGCAGCAAGAAGTTCTATAATAACAGGGCGCACCAGTAGAGCTACATCAAGTGTGTGAGT